CCTTTTAAAGGCTGGGCTTCCGCCCACGAGTCCACAGTTGCTACTTCTCTCTTTTTATAAATATAGGGAAATTTCTCTTTTGTCTCTTCTGATGCCAAAGTTTATGATACTCTAATGGGTCATTTGACCAAGCCTGATTAAGGAACTTCCGCCTCCCGGCGGCATTATGTCTTAACCTGTTCAAGATTCTTTTCTCAAGAACATCATCAGTGGAAGGGGAGAATATCTGAGAGACTGTACTCTCATTGAAGACCTTCTGAACAAGACGACCATACAATTGACTTCGGTTACTTTCGATTTCATCGAAATTTGGAGTAACCTTAATCATATAGTCATCTTGCATTGACTCCAACTTAAATGCAGTGATCACCTCATCCTCGATCTCTCGCACCTTCGCATGCACTAACCAGTCTGGTTTTATCGATACAGGACCGACTTGCAGATGGGTATAATTAGAATATATACCTGCAGCCACACGAAGCTCCCATTCGCTAATATTCGATAGGAGAGGGTCTGCAGCTAGGCCAAAACCGCCTAGCCATTCTGGTAGAAACCACGATATACCATTCGCGATTTCATGGTGTAGATACCGATAGTTATACTTAATAAACATATCAGTCAGAGGTCTATAGTAATCATCTAATGACTTAACTAATTCTCGATGTATCGCACCAATAGTGCCAAATTTACAAAAGTCCAATGCTTGATAGGACGAAAGTCTTTCCTGCTCTGTCATGGATAAGACTATATCCTTTTCTTCATCAACAGATAAGGCGGATCGTTGTAAACCCTTTAACAAACCGAAGTTTATATAGGGTACCACCTCAAAAGTTTGTCCTGTACGGACGGCGCTAATCGAATTCATTTCAATAAATTCGGAAGAAAAGAAGGTCTTTCCAATAGAGTCTTCCAGCCCTGCAACTTGTGCAGTCTTCGCCCAGGTGATGTAGTTTCGAATTGGAAAACAGCAATCATCACCATTCACTAAGATTTTTAGTCTCGGGTCCCCCACAGGGAGACGGGTTAGGCCGTCCAGTTCCATTGCGAACCGGCAAACCGCGAAGTTAATTAAGCATAAACAGACAAAGGAGAGGATCTTACCCATTGGTTGGGCACCCTTTTGCCACCCTTCATCAGAACTAGTCTTACCATCTTTCTTAATACTATATTTCACAAAATTATCGCAGAGAGATCTCTCCGCTAACTCAGCAATCATAGGATAATGATGATCAAGATTAGTTCGCTTAATAATACCTCGAATGCAACATCTGGAAATATCTACCAGTAACTCATTAGTTGCATCCTTATAATCACCACTCAGAAAAGTAGTGTTATCAGGACAATCTCCAAACATCTTTGATAGGATCTCAGATGTTATGGGTGTTCGAGTGAGCTGAAAATAGGGACTTCGTCCTAGTTCTCTCGATAGGGCAGCCTGTAACGGCTTTAGAATCCAACCCTCTAGACCATTTCCTTTTGAAATGCCTCTAACTTTAAGGGCCTCGGCAAGGGCTACGAGAGTCATCTCGCGATTTGTTCTATAAAGATAGTCACCTGCCAATAATTCTATCTCCTGTTGGGAGACGCTATCAGAGAATCCAAGGGAAACTCCTAAACACGATTGTGAAAACGGAACATCGATCAGATGGTCAACTTCGGAGAAAGGGACAATAGGTGGGGCCTCTCTTAAGAGGGGATTTCCTTCAACTACTGCCCGAACTCTTGGTTCTACAAGAACCGTATCTGCTACCGCAAGAGTAATATCTATTGGACGTAACAGACCAGCCGCCTTGAGTTCCTCATGAACAACAGGTACGGCACCACCATCTGCAAAGCGATTCTCAACGCATGCAGAGGTAGACGGAAAATGGGACCACTTAAGGTCTTGAAACACATCTGGTCGGATCAATTCATCGATTGATCTCAATACTTCGGACTTAACCTTTTCTTGATCAATTTTTACAACCTGGGATCCAATTAAGTTGGACACCAATAATTCGTATAACGACTTTTCCCCATCCTCTGGTAAACCAAAGGGGGAGGCCTTATGTGGCAAATGCCCGGTCATCGGTTCCGGCAAGGCAATCCAATGGCTGCGGTCCATCACTGGACTTAAAGTACTTGGGTTGTCCTGCAGAATACCCGCATAAGGACGAATCATTGATATCACACTCTCCTTCTTAGTAGTAAACTTTTTGAAGGTTTCAGGAATGGTATCCGCACAAAATTCCTTTGATGGTCTCTCACAACCTTTCTTCACACCTCTAGCCACTGAGTCTACAAGGCTCATAAATTCTTTTAAGGAATGGCTATTTCTGAACGATGTCAGAAAATCTCTTGTTCTTCTATCATTGATAGGAAGAGGAGCACAGGCACGATGAAAAGGGTTTGTCGGTAGTTTAGTATTATTCTTATATACCGCCGCAAACAGACCAAGTCTAAACTTAGGTACACTAATCCAACTCTTTAACGAGTGATCCTTTGTGTACAAAAGGTCGACATGATCAACGAGATTACTTAAAAGTATGTAACACGCATCAACTCTTTCAATGTTGAAGCCAAATATCACAAGTACTTTAAGTACATCCACCAAATAGTTCCACAGGAACTGCACCTCTGGTTTTCCATAAACACAGAGGGGGATGACCTTACAACGGTCACGAACTCTAGGGTAGAGTTCAAAGAGAGAAGCCACAGCAGCCTGCAATGAGAAATTGCATTCAAACTGATGCGTAATAGCTGTAATTGGAACCCCTCGGGCACGTGTTCTCTCACGCGGTGACACAGTCACTTTTTCTTCGGTTGAAGCAACACTACTCCGTATTAGGAGAGTAGGATCCTCAACTCCGAGGTTTGAGGGACAAGGATTAACCTCATCCTCTACGTCAGTGGAGATAGAATTACTTAATGGTTCAACAGAACCTCGTGATTCTTCTCTAGGCAAGCCCCAGTGCTGCCCTGACCCAATCTCCCCGGCCATGGGAGCATCCTTACGGATGTACCTGTGGAATCGGTAAGATTCACACTTGACTGCTTTCTTCAGAAAGCGCTTATCGTTTGATGTATCC